TGCTGCAGCGACACCCGAAGCGATACAAAAGAAAAAAGAAACCCTCGCAAGGATCGATCATCAGCAAGGCGAAAAGAATAGTCAGTATGGAACTCGTTGGGCTGCAAACCAAGATCAGACCGAGGAAAGAAAATTAAAAAAAGGCGAACCGACTCCAGCTGGCTGGCTGGAAAACAAACGCAAAAAGGTTGCGAGATGATAAAACTCAACATAGGATCACACTGTTATTCTGAAGCGAGGCAAAAGTTGGAACGAACTCAACTGCTGTTTCAAACCCAAGTCTTTTCGGGAGAAGATGTTGCTGAAGACACAGAGGGCAACAGAATAAGTAATCTTGTTGAACTTGAGCAATACATCGAAAATCATAATGGAGGATACGGCGATGGCGAAATCTAAAGAAGAAATCAAAAAACTGGCACAGGATGGTGTCATCACTGTGACTTTCACTAAAGTTGATGGCAGTGAAAGGGTCATGAAGTGCACGCTAAATAAAACGTATCTGCCCGAGCAGAAGGATCTTGAGGAGGCAACGACAAAAGATAATCCGAAGGTGCTTGCGGTGTGGGATGTAGAAAAGAGCGCATGGCGTTCTTTCCGTATTGATAGCGTGAAAGAGGTTGCAGCATGACAGTACTTAATGTCACAGGTTTGAAAGAAGAAGCAGTTGTCCAGCCAGGAGAAGACGGCACGTATGCCGAAAGTCGTGGCGGCACTGAAATGATGATGGAGGGTCTGAAGGCTCGTCTCGATTCAGAACTCCTAGAAAAATTTAACATCATATGTTCGCGAGTCAGGAAGATTGATCTCAACAAGCCAAACATCCTTTGGCTACATGACACTTGGGACGACCCCGAGTCACAGCACCTGAAAGAAGAAGAGAACCTCAAAAAGTTTATGAAACTGGTGTTCGTTTCTAATTATCAGCAGCAAACTTTCAATATGGGACTAGGTGTTCCATACAGTGCGGGTATCGTTTTACAAAATGCGATTGAACCTATAGAAGTTCATGAAAAACCAGATCCGGATGAGTGCATAAATCTCATCTATCATACCACACCGCACCGTGGTCTTGATATTTTGGCACCAGTGTTTGAGTTCCTCGTAAAACACCAAGAGGAAAATAACGGCAGAAAGTTGCACCTCGATGTATATTCCTCGTTCAAAATTTATGGTTGGGAACAAAGGGATCAGCAGCATGCCGAAGCTATTGATAAATGTAAAGAACACCCTAATATCACATATCATGGTTATCAGGCGAACCCTGTGATTCGCGAAGCACTCAAGAAAGCGCATATCTATGCGTATCCAAATATCTGGCCAGAAACATCTGGTATCTCTGTGCTAGAGGCGATGAGTGCTGGGTGTCAGATCGTTTGCCCTAATTTTGCAGCCCTGCCAGAAACTACAGCAAACTTCGCTGCGATGTATAACTTCGAAGAGGACGCTAATAAACACGCCAATGTCTTTGCTAACATGCTTCTTCAGGCGATAAATATGTATGGCAATGAGGTTGTACATGATAAGCTCAACTTTCAAGCTCAGTATGTCAATAATTTCTATAACTGGGACTTCCGCGCTGCTCAGTGGAAAGGTTTCCTACAATCAATGGAGAACGCACTATGAGTACAGGATTGATCATCCTTCACGTTGTTTTCGTTAGCCTATGTGCCTCTGTCAGCTTCGCTTGGGGCTGGGTCACTGGGATCAGAGCGCATCGTGACTATATTGAAGAGGAACGAAGCAGAGATCATCTCTGAAAAAAATAATGATTTCCCTTTACATTCCCTTCTAACTTTGATAGAGTTAAGTCATACGATGAGGAGAGGAATATTATGGTTAAAAAGAAAAAGCGTCTCGGTGCTAAAAGCCTCGATGAGAAATATTGGGGTTCAGAACCAGTTCTAGCAGATGACTATACTGCTATCGACCTCACTAAAGCATACAACTGGTATAATTATTTTGCCGATCGCAAGACACCTCGTAAATATGTCAACGAGTATATCCGTTCTGAAAAACTAGGCAAGGATATTTCCTCGGCGATCAAGCGTCTGGATGATATTCAGGTCAACAGGACTATGTCTTTTCTGTGCCGCATGCATGTCAACGGTGCTAAACTCAAAACAGAACAAATGGATTATATGACTGAAAAGTTCGATGAGTGTGTCGAACTTGGTGAATCCAAGAAAAAGGTCAAAGCAGCCGTGAAACCAACTGCTCAGTTGATATCGATCCAAGATCGAGTCAAGGAAAAGGCTGGCGAACTGATAGGTGAAATCGAAGATGTCATAGATAACGTGGTCATTCGCCGTAATGTCGATGACTTTGGGATGTACGAGTGGTTGATCCATAAAGAAGTCAAACCGATGATCGCCAATCATATCGCTGAATATTACAAACCCATGCTTGCAGAAATCAATGAGGTGCTTGAGGGTGATGACCCAGATCTTATTGAAGGATACAGCTGGATGTCTAAGAGGGAGCAGCGTAATTACAAAAAGCTGCTACAGGGCATAATTGATGATGTCGCCAAGTTTGGCAGCAATCAACGCAAGGTTCGTTCACCTCGTAAGAAACAGCCTGTATCTGCACAAAAACTCCTCAAGAACTTCAAGTATCAGGTTGAGGAACCCTCCTTGAAACTTGCTAGCATCGACCCATCTAAAATACTCGAGGCTTCAGAGTTGTGGGTTTACAATACGAAGTACAAGGAGCTGGCTTATTATGTTGCATCTGATAGAGGTGGCTTGACCGTAAAGGGAACCACACTTCAGAACTGGGATCCGGACGAATCACGCAAGCGAAAGCTGCGGAAACCAGAGGAAGTGCTTGAGATCGTGCTCAAGGCAGGAAAGAAGTTCGCTCTTAAGAAGTTCGATAAGGTGACAACTAAAGCCACCTCATGTAACGGTAGAATCAATGAGTCAACTATCTTACTGAGGGTTACGAAGTGAATGCTAATACCGTCATCCTATTTCCTATCGAAAGGGTTGCTGTTAGAGATAACATAGAGTCACTCGGCGGTAATAGGCAAAAGATACTTGACACTCGCATGAATATCATCAATCAAATGGTCGATTATCATGCGAGTCGTTTGGTTACCGATCTGTCAATGGAGGGTGTTGATGTCGACGCCTCTGGTTTTGATAAAGACTTCGCTCTCGCCATTGAGTGTTTGCGGGCAGGTATCTACAAAACTTGTGAGTTAGAACACCCATTACGAAAAGCGATGGATGATATGATTGATGAAATAGAGTCATACGATGATGACCCAGATCCAAATATTGCATAATTTTTCCATTGCGTGTGGTCAAGATCGATATATAATAAGAGTATGACTAAAACTCTGAGTGAGTATGAAAAATGATACTGGTTGATCTCAATCAGGTGATGATATCAAACCTCATGATGCAGTTGAAAAACTCATCAGGCGAACTGTCGGAAGACATGGTTCGTCACATGGTGTTGTCGAGCCTGAGACTCTATAGAAATAAGTTCTTCAAACAATATGGCGAGTTGGTGATTTGCTGTGATGATAAAGATTACTGGCGCAAACACCGTTTCCCCTACTACAAGGCAAGTCGTAAGAAAGATCGCGAGCAGTCTAGCATTGATTGGAATGCTGTGTTCACTGCGCTCAATAACATTCGTGATGAGATTCGCGAAAACATGCCTTACAAAGTTGTTCAGGTTCCCCACGCGGAGGCTGACGATATCATTGCTACGCTATGTGATTTACATGGTGTGTTTAAAACTAATGGCGAAAGTCCCGAGCAGATCCTGATCTTATCAGGTGACAAGGATTTCGTACAGCTTCAGAAATATGTGAATGTGGATATCTACAGCCCTGTTCAGAAAAAGTTCAACAGAGTAGATAATCCCGAACGGTTCTTGCGCGAGCACATTATGCTAGGTGATCGTGGTGATGGCGTGCCTAATTTCCTCTCTCCTGATGACACTTTTGTCGAAGGCAAAAGGCAGCGTCCTATCTCGCGCAAGAAACTTTCAACGTGGACGGAACTAGATCCCAAAGATTTTTGTGACGAGAGGATGCTGCGAGGTTACATGCGCAATAAAGCTCTCGTTGATCTTTCGGAGATCCCTCCTGATATCAAGTCGCAGATACTGCATACATTTCACAATGTGCAAACTGCTCCTCGCTCTAACATCATAAATTATTTTATGGCTAAGAGACTCAAAAAACTTATGGAAAACGTTCAGGCATTTTAGGAGACAGCTATGGTTACGAAATCTCTCAGCAAAATTATCGCTGAGGTCGAAAAAAAGAAAACAGCAAAACAACAAGCTGCTGTTCTAAAAGAAAATAATTCGCCAGCATTGAAAGACATATGCTGGTATACATTCTTTCCTCAGGTCGAATGGAAACTGCCTCCTGGCAAACCGCCATACAAGTCTTTGCCAGAGTCGACAGACCAGGAGGGTAAGATGTATTCGGAAGTTAAGATGTTGAAGTATTTTGTCAACACTCCTGATGGATTGAACATGACTGATATCAAACGTGAGCAGCTGTTCATTCAGGTTCTCGAAGGATTACACCCCGACGATGCAGCCCTGTTATGTCGGATGAAAGATAAAGGTGTCAAGATAAAGAAGGCTGCGTTACAAGAAGCATTTCCGAAGGAGCAGTGGTAATGACTGAAGGCGACACAGGCGAAGAAATGGTGCTAGATACAGCATCCCATTTACATCTTAAAATTTTAAGAGATGAAATCGATCATCTTAAAACATTGATACGAGACCACGACACTGGTCATATACATACCACCATAAACACCCTCGAGTGGCGTGTCAAATGTATAAAGGGGGAAGCAGAAGAATGGATGTGAAGGAACCAGCATTTATAATTGGCAATGGGACATCTCGTGTTGAGTTCGACCTCATGTCAATTAAAGATGCTGGAACTATGTTCGGCTGCAATGCATTGTACAGAGATTATACAAACACCACACCGAAGTATGTGCTACCACATTATCTCGTAGCGATTGATCAGGGGATAACTACCGAAATAGAATGCAGTGATTTCCCATCGAACAGAGTTATTATTCCTCCTCTAGAAGAGCAGTGGGAACCAGCTGTTGTTAACCCGAACCGCCCCCGCAGCAACGCTGGTACGAACGCTGCTCTAGAAGCGATGAAGATGGGTCATAAACAACTCATCTTCATCGGCTTCGACTTTCTTCAACAAAATATTACACAATCAATCAGCAACATTTATGACGGGACAGATAACTATGGCATGGATACTCGGGCACGTCCCTCTGATAATCTTGGCAGGATTACATATATGCAGTGGATTGGGAAACAAAATCCCGATGTAAGTTTTATTTTTGCATATCCCAATAATCGGTTTACTTTTCCTGTCTTGGGTGATAACATATATACATGTACATTTGATCAGATAACGAGCAATATGGAGACGACCGAATGATTTCCGAAGACGCTGTGATTAACATGGATAAAAATCTTGATAGAGTCCGTGCTGCGGGTGATATCAAACGATTCTTCGCGAAGAAGAGGCTTAACATTTATCTTACAGCAGAGGGTGCAGAAGTTGCTAAAGAATATGTCAAATTATTCGAGATGAGTAATGTGGAATGAACTATGAAGAAGAAATCATTGACGGTGTAAAGACTCTGACAGCAGAGCATAAACTCGACTGCGAAAAACAGCTCAACGAGTTTATGACAGATGACGATTACGATATAGTCGTCGATGATGATATGGATTTCTATGGTCCAGCCACCGCCACTATCTTCGGCTCGGAGAACAGCGAAGATAATCTTGGTTTTCGCTTCCGTAAGAATATCTTCAGCGAAGAAGAGATGGCTGGTGCGTATGAGGGTCTGGTTGGTGCAGCCACAATATCAAATAATCGTGGTACCAGCACAGGAACTATCGGATATCACAAGCAGGGCAACCGTGACTGGGTCTTTCCGTGGCAGGAAGAAATTATGCGGTCGGTTGAAAAACCACGTATCGATGGTAAGACTCCTCAAGATATCATGAACGAGTATGCTGAAAAACACAAGTCACTCGATTATCACTGGGATAAACGTGGTGTGTTGTGGCATCGTGCGCGTATCGATGCTGCTGGCTATGATTATGACAACTTCTTCATGAATCAGCTTTCTGAGCTGTCGCCCGAAAAAGTTGCCGAGATGCGTTCATTTATCACGACAACTGCATACACAGCTGGCATACATAGCGGCATCGCTGGTTTCTATGACAGATATCCTCGCATCCCTTTCGGTCGTGCTACCAACTACACCGAGGATAACATGAAGAAGTTCCAACTGTGTTATCCATATATGCGGCGTCTAAACAAGTTGTTCGCTGATCTCGTTCCTAACAGGTATGCGCATCAGAAAGCTATCGCTGAGAGCATCGATAAACGATTCATCGTGGCTGAGGATACTGCATTCTCAACGATAACTGTCAACAAGAACTATCGGACCACAGCCCACCGCGATGGTGCCAATCTTGAGGGTGGCTTTTCTAACTTATCGACTGTCACTAAAGATGGTATCGGCTGGAGTGGTGGGTTGTTCGTGCTGCCTGAGTTTCGTGTAGCAATCAACCTGCGTCCAGGCGATGCGCTTCTGGTTGACAATGCTAATATCATACACGGTAACACCGAAATCATACCACCCGAGGGTATGGATGTCGAGGACATGGAACGCATATCACTGGTTTCATACATGCGCGATGGCATGAGTGAGCTTGGCTCAAAAGAGTATGAGGACGCTCGCCACGATTATGTGCAGGAGCGTTCTCGCAACAAGGATCACAAACTTTGGCGTGAACGTTGGAACGGTGTTTCTCCTAACATGTGGGAGGAGGATGAGTGGCATGATTATAGAAAGGCGAGGGGTGTATGAGAGTTTTAGTCACAGGTGGTTCTGGCTTCATCGGCTCTTGTATAGCAGATGCTCTCTACAACCGTGGTCTTGAGCCTGTCATATTCGACAGAGTTATCAATCCTTGGTCAGAAAAGTATGAAACGTGGTCAGCGATATGTGAACTCGATAATATCGACGCTGTCATACATTGTGCGGCGAGTCATGTCGTTTCCGAAAGTGTACAAAAGCCTCTTGATTATTACGATAACAACCTCAACACTCTGATTAGCATCCTACGCAAGTATCCGAAAAAAGTGATACTCAGTGGCAGTGCAGGTGTGTATGGTGATACCGATCAGGAAATTATAGATGAGGAGCATCCCACTAATCCTAAAAATCCATATGCTATATCTAAGCTGTGGTGTGAGCAAATCTTACGAGACTGGGACGGTGACTGGTTATCGCTGAGGTATTTCAATGCAGCAGGTGCAGCACCAGACCATGGTTACATACAACGACCCAGAACTCATGCCGTTCCGATCCTGTTAGATTGTGTCAAAAGCGATAAGAAGTTCACTGTCTTCGG